AGCATCTGACAACGCCGGGGGCAATCAGGGCTTGTTAATGCCAAAACTACAATTTAGATTCAGAGTAAACTTTTTGAATTTTGGCGCAAGTGCTAGTTCAATTGAATTAACTAAACAAGTTATTGACTGCTCTCGTCCTAACTTATCATTTGCTGAAGTTACAATACCAATATACAACTCAACAATGTATCTAGCCGGTAAACATACATGGGCACCAATGAACATTAACGTTCGTGATGATGCATCAAATACAGTAAGTAGATTAGTTGGTCAACAGTTACAGAAACAAATGGACTTTGTTGAACAAGCAAGTGCCGCAACTGGTCAAGATTATAAGTTTCAAACAAACATTGAAATCTTAGATGGTGGTAACGGTGCAGCCGCTCCTATCGTATTAGAAACATGGGAACTATATGGTTGCTTCTTGCAGACAGCTAACTATAATACATTGAATTATGCTACAAACGAAGCGGTAACTATTGCATTGACATTACGCTATGATAACGCAATTCAATCACCAATTGGTTCTGGTGTTGGTGCAAGTATTGGTCGTACAATTGGTTCAATCGCTACAGGTATCGGCGGTTCTCTTTAATTTCTAATTAAAGGAATCTAGCTAATGTCTGGATTTTTTCAGAACTTATTACAGGACGCTGCCGGAACATTTTTCGGCAGCGATTTCCTTCGTGACTACACTCATGCTAGTAAAACATTTAGGACTAATGGTTATCAAACCGCTCCTAAATTTAAATTCCTCTTTCACGTATACTTTGAAATAAATCCCCAAGCATATTCAGAGAATGTTAGTACAGGCGCTAATTTTGGTTTAGCAGTTAAAACAGTTAAGTTACCTGGATTCTCATTTAGCACCACTGAAATGAATCAGTATAATCGTAAAAGAATTATACAAACAAAAATCAAATATGATCCTGTTAATATTTCTTTCCATGATGATAACGGCAATATGATTCGTAATTTGTGGAAGGCATATTATAATTATAATTATGCTGATGGTACAAAACCTAAAGTTGTATTTGCAGGCGCACGTGGAGGCGCAGTAAATACAACAGGAACATTAGCTACTTATAACGAACGAACAACATATACAAAATCTATAACAGGCAATGATGATTGGGGATACATAGGTGAGACACCAAATCCAACAGGTAACAAAATACCTTTCTTTAAAAACATTACTGTATTTGGCCTTAATAGACACAATTTTGTAGCGTATACATTAATTAATCCTATCATTAGTAAATTTGACCATGACACTTATAGTTATAGTGAGAACAGTGGCACTATGGAAATGCAAATGAATTTAGATTATGAAACTGTTGTATATAATGAAGGTGCTATCGATGGTAGAACTCCTAGTAACATTGTTACTGGTTTTGGTCTTAATGCTAACTATGATAGAACTGTAAGTCCTATAGCAAGACCAGGAGCAAATGGTACTATCTTGGGTCAAGGTGGATTGGTAGATGGTGTAGGCGGTACAATGTCAGCATTAGGTGAAGGTAATATATTAGGCGCGATTCAAGCAGCCGGTACAACATATAATACATTTAAAAATGTACCTATTAAAAATCTAGTAAAATCTGAAGTTGTTGCTGGTATTACGAATGCAGTACAACAAACACCCAATAGAAACATAAATGTTGTTACACCTATATTTGGTGCAACTCCTACTAGCTTAGGCACCGCCGGCACTCCACCAAATGCAACCGCAAGTCCTGCACAAATAGGACCAAATCCATACGCCGGCAAAAGAAATCCCTAATATTTAAGTAATAAATAATACTATGCCAAGAATATTAGATACTAGAACATCAATGGATCAAACAGTTAGAATATTTGATTCATTTTACTCCATCAATTTAGTTGTTAATGCTAACGAATACGATATAGTACATGGCTATTTTCTATCAGTTTGTGCATCAAAAAATATAGCGGCTAATTTTACTGCTGTGTTGTTTAGGATATCACAAGAAACACAAATCCCAGTACTTAATTTATTAGATCAAATTAAAGGTACTACCAAAATGGAAATGAATCAAACTATTGCGTACTATCTTAATAGTTTCAAAAGTAAAACGTCACTATACGGCATTGCTGTTGTTCCCAAATCAAATCAACCGGTATCACGTAACATCGTGCAATAATCATGGCTAAATGGGCACAAGGCATATTTACGCCAAAAAACGGACACAAATATATAGGCAAACACGCACCTAAATATAGATCAGGTTGGGAATTAACCTTTATGACATTTTGTGATAGTAATAAAAATGTAACTAGTTGGGCTAGTGAATCAATGTCTATTCCATATAGAAGCCCATTAGATGGCAAGGTACATATGTACATCCCAGATTTTTTTGTAGTATATCAAAACAAATACGGTAAACAACTTGCTGAAGTTGTTGAAATAAAACCCAAGAAACAAAGTTTAATTGAAAGTCGTGTTGCCAACGCTAGAGATAGATTGGTGGTAGCAGTTAATCATGCTAAATGGGCAGCCGCAATGGCTTACTGTAAGGCACAAGGATTTACATTTCGTGTAATTACAGAAGATGACCTTTTTAGAAATGGCTCACGAAAGTAACTAAATACTTTTATGACCAAGAAACTAAACGAATTATTCGAACTTCCTGAAGATGATAATGACATGGGATTGACTATCCCTATTCCTACCAATGCTCAGGAAATTACTACTGATGCTATGAACAACTTAGAAAAGATTGAAAATGCTTTGCCCCAAGTTAGAGGATTGGAAGCCGCAGATGGCGAGATGGATGAATTAGCCAGTCTAGCAACATCAAGTTATAAGGACTTAATGGATCTAGGAATGCAAGTTGATAGTCGTTTTGCTAGTGAAATCTTCAATAGTGCTAGCAGTATGTTGGGACATGCTATTACAGCTAAGACAGCAAAGATTAATAAGAAGTTAAAAATGCTTGATTTACAGTTGAAAAAAGCAACATTGGATCAAAAACTAGTATCAAAAGAAGAACAAATAGAAGCTACACCAATGGGTGAGGGAAAGAGTTTGGATAGAAATGAGTTGCTAAAGATGTTGGCGGCAAAATCCAATTAAAAAGATAAATAATAGATACAGGAATTAAGAAATGAAAAGCCTACGAAAATACATTATGGAAAGTGTACATACTTACAATTACACTATCAAAATTGCTGGTCAAGTTGACAAGAACTTTTTAGATATGTTTAAATACAATCTAAACAAGTTTGACCCTGTCAAAATTGGTGAGCCAAAAAGCACACCAATACAGAAATCACCATACGGATTTCCTAATTTGAGTAATCAAAGTATTACTATCATTAAAGCAGAATTTCGCTACCCAGCGACAGAGCCAATGATTCAGCAGATTGCACAATTATTAGGTTATCAAGTTGATATGGTTCGTGTTGTTGGAACTGATTTTGATGACAGCATTGATAGTGAACAAGTAGGGTATGAAAATGAGATGAGTCACTCTCCGTTATTAGACCATGAACAATTAGAAGAACAACCTGATGCTAAAGCCGCAAATAAAGCATATGGTGATTCATACTTACAATCAATTAAAGATCAGACCAAAGATAGTATGATTAGTGTTCCTTATGCAGGTAAGGAAACACCAGATTCGTTTGATCCATTCAAGCCTTACTTGGATGATAAGAAAATGGGTGACAAGAGTCCTATGACTACAATCACTCGCCCAGCAAAGCCAGCAACTGGCGCACGTAAATAATTAAAGGAATAACAAAATGGATTTCAAAAGTTTATTATCACAACTAGACCAGTTGAACGAAGCAACAGAAAAAACTAAAACAGGTTTAAAACATACTGCTGAGCCAGGTGGCTATGGTCGTAAAGATGACGAAGATGAAGAAGGTAATAAAGTAAAGCCTGCTTCTACTGAAAAAAGAGGTAAAGGTCGTCCTAAGAAATCTACGCAAACTTCAGGTGAAGACAACAAGTATGACTTTAGTGCATTTGGCGTTAAGGCCGGTAAAGATGTAAAATTACCTAAGTATGATAAAAAGAAAACTACTAAGCATAGTTTAAAAGAATACTTTGACCAATTAGAACAAGCATTGAATGAAGAAGGTTATTCAACTGCTCCTATGCCTGGTGCAGTAGCAGTTAAAGATGCAACTGGCAAAGTTGTAGCTACTGCAAAAAATCCTCAAGCTGCCGCAGCCTTTGAAAAAGGTGATATTACTATTGGTGGTGGCGAAGAACTTAAAGAATTAAGTCCTGGTACTATTCAGTCAGCAGCCGCAAAGCGTGACGCACAGAAACCGAGTCAAATGTCACAGGCTACACAGCGCAAAGACCCGATGACACATATGACTAATCGTATTAATATGAACAACAAGGTAGCTGAAGAAGATATTGGCAAGCACAACAATGCTACGACAGGCTTTGATGCATTAGTTCGTAAATTAACACCTAAGTATGGTAAAGAAGCCGCAACAAAAATTGCAGGCGCACAAATGAAGAAAATCAAAGAAGCCGAAATGCCAACACATGATGGTGACATGGGCGCTGGCTTAGGTGCAGGTCGTAGTCAACAATTTGAAGCTAAGAAGCCGGATGCTAACAAGAATGGTATCCCTGACTATGCAGAAGATGGTAAGGGTAAAAACGATTTAAAGAAAAAGAAAGTTAAAGAAGATATGGACTTAGAATCAAAGACTGATAAAAAGAAATGCCCACCAATGTCACACATTAAAAAAATGTGTCAAGATGGAAAGTCTGTAGCAGAAATTTGTAAAATGCATCCTGATTGTGACCAGAAAGAATTAAAACAAATGGTAGCTGATTGCAAAAAGAAAATGGTTAAAGAAGGTATGAACGAAAACTTATTAATTGCCAAATTAAAAGGCAAACATGATGGCATGAAGGGCCATTCACATTGTGGCAAAACATATGATGACATGGAAGAAGCACGACACTACCATGAAGGCTACAAAGAAGGTCTAGATGAGTGCTACGGTCAAATGCCAATTCGAGGTTTGGTTGGTGAGATGGGCAATGAAGTAGAAAACATGGCTAGCTATGGCGCACGTACACCTGCTATGGAAGATGATATGTACGAAATGGATAAAACTTCTTACATGAAGCAACAGGCGGCAAAGACTTCCGGTGACACATTTAAGGCGTTTGGTCAAACTTTCAATGACAGTGACGTACTAGATGAGTTTGCTTTTGAAGCATTAGACAATCAACTAAATGCGTTATTAGAATCTAAAGAAGATGTTGCTGAAGGCATGACTGTTTCTATCAGCAAAGGTCAGCAAGGCGCGCCTGATTCAGTAAGTGTATCAGCACAAGACGGCGAAGCTGACCAATTGTTATCAATCATCAAATCAGCAGGTTTAGGCTTGTTTGGTGGTGAAGAACAAAATGGTTACGGTGCCCCACAAGGTGGTAACGCACCCGGTGGTATCAGCGTAGTTGATGACCATGATGGCATGATGGCATTGATGAAGAAAATAGCAGGCGCCGGAGAAGAAGTATCCGGTGGCGATTATGAAGATGAAGAAGGTCACGGTGATGAGCATGGTCACGAAGAAACATGTGAAGCATGCGGTGGAATGATGGAAGCTGGTCATGCATGTGGCGAAGGTCAAGAAATGGTTGATGAAGTTGAATCAGAAGACCAACAGTTGTATCAAGTAGCAGAAGATAATCCTCCTGACAGTGGCGCTGATAATACTAATGCTGACGTTGCAGGTCAAGTAGGTAGTGATGCGGCATTGGCAAAGGCTGATGCAGGTCAAGATGAAGAAGAAGGTAAAATCTATTCAAGTCCTACTAACGAAGATGAAGATGAAACCGGTGAAGAAGCTGGTAAAGAAGAAATGAAAGAAAGAATGTCGGAGTCAAGTTTCTTTAGTCTTTACAAGAAATTAGCAATGTTGTCAGAAGAATCAACTAGTGAGAAAGATGACAAAGCAGAAAAAGCCGCTAAGAAAGTCGCTAAGGATATCGAATATGATGAGGATCATAAAGGTAAAGATGACGATAAAGCAGAAGAAGCCGGCAAGAAAGTCAAAAAAGACATTGAGTATGATGACAAAAAAGACAAGAAAGAAAAGATTGACGAATGGGCAAATGATGCAGGTCCAGGTAAATCTGTATCAGATACTACATTTGAAGCTGATATTGACTTTATGATGAACATCATTAGTGGCGGTTTGAACAAGCGTAAACAGACTGGTCAAACAACTATCCCTGTTCTTGGTACTCAAATGAATCGTATGATATCACAAGGTACAACAGACATTAACGAATCAAAAATGTTGAATGAATCTGTTAGAGACTGGAAGAAATTAGCAGGTATTTAATACTAGCTAATACAGAATACCCGGCAATAGTCGGGTATTTTTTTGGGCTGATGATTCTTAAAAAACGATAAATACTTTATAACTAGGTAGATAACTATGGCTCAACAAAATATAGACTTTGGTAGCTTTCCCGATGACCCGTCGGCAGATGCTATACGAACGGCTTTTACAAAAGTACAAGATAACTTTAATCAACTATTTGGTACCAATGCAAATTCAACAGTAACTTCAATTAACCGAACACCCGGAGCAGGTGTTACTGTTAATTATCCTACAGGTAACGTTGTAATTTCAGCAAACATTGCGTGTTTACAAGTATCTACTACATCATTAAGAGTAGGTCGTGGGGCAGATAATACACAAACTAATGTAACAATTACAAGTTCCTCACAGCAATTAAACATTGATATTGATCCAGCAAATGTCTTTTCTGCTAATTTCGGCGCGCCGGGATTAGGCTTAGCAAATTTCAATGGTACATTGACAGCTAATTCTTTTTATCAACCAAATATTAACGCATTAGGAACACTTTCTTCTTTAGATGTTTCTGGAAATGCTAATTTCACTGGTAATTCTTCATTCACTAGTAATGCTACTTTTAGTGGTACTACTGTTAATTTGT